CCGCTGGCAATAGATATATCAATGAATATTTCGGAAAAAAGAAAGCGGTTTGGATTGATACAAGTAAAGCATTTCAACACTATATCGAAATCCCTGAGTTAAGAACAGTTGTAAACAGAAAAGCTAAAATGATTAGTTCTGGTATTCCTTGTTTATATAATGATAAAGGCGAAGAAGTTACCGAACATTGGGTTTTAGATTTAATTAAGAATCCGAATCCAACACAGTGCTGGGACGAAGTAATATATTCAATGGCAGTAAATGACGCTCTTTACTCAACTGCATTTCTTTACGCACCTAAACGATCATTCGGTATAGTTAATCTTTTACTTCCTTTGGCCTCACATAAAATGCAAATCAATACCAGCGGACGAACTTTAAAACAAATGGATTCTGGCGGTTTAATCGATTCGTATGTTTATAACTATACAGACGAGGCACCTCAGAAACTAAAATTTGAAGAAGTTATTATGCTTCAAACTACGGATGGAATGAACTTATTAAATCCAGTTTCAATAATTGATTCACTTAAATTCCCTTTGTCGAACATACGCGCCCAATATAATAAACGTAATGTCCTCCTTGAAAATATGGGTGCTATTGGTATCTTATCAGCAAAGAAGTCTGATATTGGCGGTGCTTTGCCAGTTACTCCAGAAGAAAAAAAGAAAATACAACGTGATTGGTACAATAGATCTAAGGACGAAGTTTTAATTACAGAAACCGAACTACAATGGAATCCAATGTCATACCCTACTAAGGACTTAATGTTATTCGAGGAATTGACTGCTGATAAATTAGCTGTTATTGACGCTTTTGGATTGAACTACTATGTGTTTAGTAATGAAAACGGATCTACATTCTCAAATGTAAGGGACGGTATTCGTATGGCCTATACAGATACAATTATTCCCGAATCGGATAAAATTTACGACAATCTTACAGAACAGCTTGGATTGGATAAAGAAGGTTTACGATTAAAAGCGCACTTCGACCATATCCCAGTGCTTCAAAAGGATATGCTTGAAAGTAGCCAAGCATTAAATTCACGTGCTGAGGCATTGAATAAAATTATCTTATCTGGAGTTGTTTTAACTGAGGACGAAAAAAGAGCCTTGTTAAATATTTAACGTCTGAAATAATTATTCCTTTTATACGAGTGAAACCATTTTTTGTACTTAATTGTTGATCCGCTACCGTTGTAAGCATCGCACCGCATTGTGTTATTCCTTGCGCATCCAGATAGGATAATTAAGATCAATAATAGTTTCATATTGCTAACTGAGTAAACATTGCCTTTATAAACATACATAAACCAGCCAAACAATCTGGAGCATCGTCATGTTTGTTTTTTCCTTCCTTTGAAAACATTTTTACATTCTCAATAAATTGTTTGTAGTGGAATGTTTCATCGTCCACAAAGATAAATGAATTATTTATAGTTGCGCTTTGCATAATAATTCTCGTGATTTTATTTTGTGTATTATGTACCTGAAGGATCTTTGTTTTTGTTAAGTGCTGGATATTACGTCCGAACATCGCACCCATTGAATTGGATTCTATTCTGCAATAACTCACTTTCCATTTATCCAATTTTTCAGCACACAAAGGAATGGTAATATCTGTATTTTCTTGACTGAATATGTAATCTACAATAAAGACTTTGTTTTTTATTATTGCACAAATAGCCATAGCGGTATAATCCTTTCCTTGATCACTTACATCAATGTAGGCAATAGTACCTTCAATTTGGCTTTTAAGTGCGTTAAATTCGTTTAAATCAATAATATTAAGATTAGAGAATAAACGTCCTTCGCTATCGATTGGGTTCTGCATATACTCAGCGGACCATATATCTGGATTGATTCGATCTTTAATATCTAAATATTGGGCGGTTGTCATTACATCTGAACAAAAGGTTTCTTCCTCTTTATTCAATGCTGGGACAACTATACTTTTATCATATCGGTTTTTTTCTATATTCTGGCCTATTACATCGTTAATCGACCATCGAGTTCCTATATCAATCTTACTGCATTCCCTTTCAAGTCTACTATCGTGGGTTGCTTCCTTCCATTGTATTATTCGATCGTTTTGTGTATCGCTAAGTGCGTCCTCAACACCTCGATAAAGATCATCTGTAATGGCTAATTTAGTTGCTCCAAATCCGATAATCGTTCCACCTACTCCAGCTCCAAAGTAACCAACTTGTCTCGATTGATTTGTATTCCAACCTTGCAAATTTGCCTTGTCGTCTGACAAAGTTACGGAAGGAAATATCAATTTGAATTTATCGGATCGAAGTATATTACGAACATCGTAACTAAACTTTAAATATAGGGTTGCGGTACAAGTGTTTCGCATGATTGATTCATTCGGATTCCTTCCCAAAGTCCAAGCACAAAACAAAGACGTTATATAAGACTTCCCAGCACGTGGAGGCATCGAAACATTTAATGATTTAATTTTGTTTTCCTCAACTTCTTGGAATGCTTCGGCAATCTCTTTTAAAAATAAACGTTTAGCAAAAAATTCATTATCATAAAACAAACAGAAAAACCAAAATTCTCGTTTTGATAATTCACGTTTTAATAATTCTTTCGCTTGTTGCTTATGTTCATTCATTATCTTTTAATAGGTCTTTTATTTCGTCTGTACTCAGACTGGATAAATCTATTTCAGTGTTCGTTTGTTCTATTTGTTGCACTGGTGCACCATAACCGCTATCCATCAATGCACGATATGCTTGTACATCGCCCTCACGTGCCTTTTTAATCAATGCTAAGGTCATCAAATCTTCTTGGGACATATTTTCATTGTCCCCAGTTAAAGGATTCTTTAAATTCTGGTTTACTTCAAGCCAATGCCGAGCAATTGTACTTCGGTTCTTAGATCCTTTCGGCCTTCCGTTCGGATTTCCGCTTTCGCCCTTCTCCCATCTGGGTTGTATATCTTTGTTCGCCATATTAAAGTTGTATTCTCGTTGTTTATATTATCTTTTTGGAACGTTAGTAAATGGGAAATCTTCGATATACGTATCCCATGCGATGTTATCTCTTTTTGTTCCTTTTAATATTCTTGGATAAATATTCTTATTTTTAATGTGATGATGCAATCTGCCCCCATTTTTTACTTGGTATTCAGCATGAATTGCGGAAGGAAATTGAATTGGGCACATTAATGATTTATTCAGTAATTTGCATTCTTTGTATAAGTCAGTTAAACCCCCTTTTGCCGTTGCTGATGCTGTCTGACTTAAAACTACTCCATCGCCTAAACTACCAGTGAATAATCCTTCATTCATTATTCCAGTGAATTGACTTGTATCGTCGTCTCCATAACCTCTTTCGCCTTTATAGATAAAATCAGTTAATACAAATGTTGTATTCATTACTTTATTTCTAAGTAGTTTTGTGTTTACTCCACCAATAAAATCACCAGTTTGAGACAATCCAAACATTCCAATTTTTCTCTTTTTCATAAATGATTCAATACTGATAAAAGTATTAAAAACATCGTTAAACGTGCTTATTCCACAATATTTACCAAATTTTTTTGTTTGCATTTGGCTTGTGTCATCGTCTTGTACTACATAAAATTTGATTCCTAATTCTTTGGCTTTATCATAGAACATATTTCTTGCTTGTCCAGCACTTCTTCTTGATTTACTCGGTCTATGAACGTAATCGTATTTTTTACGCGATTCTTCCATATTAAAAACATGCAAATTAAAACCTAATTTTTCACTAACCTCTAAATATTCTATATAATCATCGGCTTCATCGTCTATAAAAACGTGAATATTTTTAGCATCCCAGCCTAATTTTAAAAAGTATTTTACAGTCTTTAAATTTAGCGCCCTATGATAACTTGGAATAAAAATATTTATAAACTGCTTTGCCATCCTTCTAATGTTTCATGTGTTCTTAATAAATCATCGTCAATAAATCCTTGTAAACCACTATCACAAAGAACTAATCTTAATCTTTCGATAATTTGTTGCTCCTCGTCCTCAGCATTAAAATAATAATAATTTGCAACACTTTCAAAATCAATTTTCAAAAACCTATATGCGAATAATTTTAAAATTTCTTTTTTTTCATCATTTAAATTACTTTCGTTAATTATTTTTATTTTTGCTTCAAACTTAGTTTTGTCAATACATTTTTCCAAGTTTATATTTGGAATTTCTTTTGGCTCGTAATAAATATCTTCGAACTCTAATTTTGATAATTTTTCAGTTTCACTTATATTTGGAACATCCAACCCCCAGTAATCTAATTCTTTTGAGTTCCATTCGTTTGCTAATATGTCCCAGTCCCATTCCCCACCAGAAACATTATCTTTTATTAAAAATTCTTTTTCTTGTTCGGGTGTTAGATTTTCAGCTATTATAATTGGAACCTCTTTTAAACCAGCTTCGAGACAAGCATTATAACGCATATTGCCACCTAAAATTATCATTTCTTTGTTAACGACAATAGGTCTTAATTTAAGCATCTCGGGAAATTCTTTTATTGAATTAACCAATTTTTTAAATTTATCTTTTTTAATAAATCTCGGATTATCGGGATTTACTTTGATTTCATTTGTTTTTACAATAACCATGAAAAAAGGTATTTAAGTGAGAATATAAGCGTTAAAACAAAAGTAACTATTGTTACCCTTATCAGTGAGTTTTTAAGTTCGTCAAGGTCTTTAAACCATACTCGAATATCAAAATGATTAACAAGTGGATTGATTACACATATTGCACGATCAGCAAAGTATAGTGAAATATAAATCGGTAATAAAACCAGTCCTAAGGTAATTTTTAAATATCTTTTCATTTTTTGTTTATGTTAAATTCCCCAGATATTTTTTTTCTGGGGAATTGATTAATATTAAAACGGTAAATCGTCGTCCTCTGGAATATCACTTACGACTATTAGTTCTGGTTCTTTTTTCTTTGGAGCTCCAAAATTACCAATGTAGACATTTTTTTCTTGACTGTCTTTTGGTTTTGACAATTGTAATTGAGCAATCTTATCGTATTGATCTGGTTCATCGTTAAACCAAAGATTGACGTTACAGTAAATTTTCCCATTCGTTGACTTGCTGAATGCTGGATGCCCTTGTTTTGCTTTTTCGTTTAGTTCTGACAAACAGATACTTCCGATAAATAGTTTATTTTCCATTGTTTTTATTTTTTTGTAAATATAACACAATTATTACTTTATAGCCAAAAAGTGAATAATAAAATAAGAATGACCGAAACGATTAACGTAAACAGAAAACTTTTTTCATCGTATTTTCTTTGTT